AAATATGCAAGTTGTCCTATAGGAAACTGGAAATAAGGAAATATAAACATGGACTATACAATAACAGAACTATCAGATGAAAAAGCAGTTGTAACCTTCGCTGATGGAGCTTGGGCCACTGTTCCAGTACTAGAAACAGATACTAAAGAGGTTTTTGAAACAAGACTCCAAGGATTTGTCACAAAAATTACTGGATCAAACCCTGAGTGGATAGCGGTTAATCAAACTGGTTCAGTAACTCAAGAAGCATATTCTGAAACAACTGTAGAAAAGGTAGAAGAGACAGATAACCCAGCGTGGCTAGACGCAAGAATAGCCGCATATGGTGCAACCTCTTCCCAAATAGAGTTTATTACTGAGAAAGGTTTGGCAGCTTGGCAAGAAGAAGTAGCGGCTATCAAACTAGCTAACCCAATTGTGTAACTTATGACTACAGAAAAAAACAACTGGCATCTGAGTAAGTCAGTACCCGTATCACTTATACTAGCACTTGTAATACAAGCAGCCGCCATAGTGTGGACTGTATCACAGATGCAATCTAGTATAGAAGCTAACGCTAACAGTATAGTACGCATAGAAATAAGAACAGAAAAGCTAGAGCTTGCAGTCCAAGGACAAGCAGTAGCTCTTGCACGAATAGATGAGAACATCAAAGCAATACGTATGTCAGTAGAACGTATAGCTTCAAAAGATTAGGGATAAAAGAATGTTACAATTTCAGGGATTTAAACCAGACGCATTAAATCGCATGGCTAAGACTATGGGATACTCAGGAGACATGGGGGAGTTTAATAAATTTCTGAATGAGAACCCTGAGAAACAAGAGATGATGGATGTGTACTCTGAAAAAGCTAAAGAGATGATGATGGGTGGCTATGTAAAAGGCTATGCTGAAGGTGGGATGGTAACTCCATCTCCGGGGATGGAAAATATTCCGGGTACACTTAGTTATGAACAAGCACTTAATAGACAAATGTCAAGAGATGTTAAAGATACTTGGGAAGCAAAAAGAATAGCAGCAGCCCTAGCGTTAGGTCCGGGTACTAGATATACTATACCTCCTGAAAATATGGCAGAACAGCAACAAGCACAAGCTGCACAGATGCAGATGGCCCAAGCCAATCCCTTACGTCAAATGGCACAATTAGCACCACTTGGACTAGCAGCACCCACAGTTCTACCTAGAGACTATGTACCCAATCCTAGTGCAGAGAAATTTGGACAACGAGCAGCACAAACTACAGGACAAACAGCCAACCCACAAGCAACAGCACCCGTATCACCAGTAGACTACACACAGGGGCCAGTGCCTCAGTCAACTGGGTATCAGGGTGGTACTATAACTGAAGCAATAGCTAACAGAGCATTTACTCCGGGCCTACCTTTTGGTGGTACTGTATCACCAGTTGGTACAGCATACAATGCTAACCAAGCAGTAGATACTACACTTGGTCAGGTATCAGGAACGATTGCTCCAAGCATAGCAGGTGCAACAACCTCAACAGCAGCAGCACCAACAGTGGTTGATCCACGTACAATGACTGCATCTACTGCAGCATCAGGAGTGCAAGCAGCAACAGGTGCAATGGCTCCTGCACAGGGTACAGTAGATCCACGCGCACAAGCTACAGCTCAACAAACAACAGAGACAAGTGTAGAAGCTTTAACTGAAGCACAGGGTACAGCCACTACAATGGTTAATCCTGTTACACGTACTATACAGGCAGGTGAAGTTGTAAGTGGTGCAGCAAATGCTGAGACAGCAGCAACCTTTATGGAACAGGTGGAAGCTGCAGAGGCAACACCAACTAACAAAGCTACAGTACAAGGACAGTTAGAAGGATTGATGGCAGCCTTTGAAGGTGGTAATACACCTGCATGGGCAGCAGGGGCAATGCGTAACGTCACTACACAGATGGCAAACAGAGGTTTAGGTGCATCAAGTATGGCAGCACAGGCTCTTATACAAGGGGCTATGGAATCTGCACTACCAATAGCACAAGCAGATGCACAAGTAATTGCACAATTTGAAGCACAGAACTTGTCAAACAGACAACAACGTGCTATGCTTGCAGCACAACAACGTGCTACATTTATGGGCATGGAGTTTGACCAAGAGTTTCAATCACGAGTACAAAACTCTGCACGTATAGGTGACATAGCTAATATGAACTTTACTGCTGACCAACAGGTTGCACTAGAGAATAGTCGTATAGCTAACACAGTTAATCTATCTAACCTAAGTAATAGACAAGCAATGATAATGGCAGAGGCTTCTGCACTAGCAAACCTTGACATGTCTAATCTTGCTAATAGGCAACAAGCTGCTGTACAAAATGCACAGAACTTTATGCAGATGGATATGCAAAATTTATCTAATCAACAACAGACTGATATGTTTAAAGGTCAACAAATTATTCAATCTTTATTTACAGATCAAGCTGCTGAGAATGCAGCAAAACAATTTAATGCTACTAGTCAATCACAGACTGATCAGTTCTTTGCAAGCCTAGCAAGTACAACTTCGCAGTTTAATGCTTCACAAGCCAATGCTCAAGGACAGTTTAATGCAGGGCAAACTAATACTATGAATAAATTTGTTGCAGAAGTACAGAATCAACGTGACCAGTTTAATGCTCAGAATAGATTAGTTATAGACCAGAACAATGCACAGTGGCGTAGGGAAATTGCAACAGCAGATACCGTAGCAATCAATAGAGCCAATGAGTTAAACGCTAGTTCTATACTGGAGATGTCTGACTCTGCATATAAAAACCTATGGCAGTACTACTCAGATAGTATGGAGTGGGCATGGAACAGTGCAGAGAATGAGCAAGAGCGTTGGAACAGACTAGCACTACAGCAAATGCAGAACGATACTAGTATAAAACTAGCAGATATGAAGAGTGATTATCAATCCTCTACATCGTTTGGTAAATTAATTGGTACACTATTTACTGGTGGTAATAAAATATTTGGCAGCTTGACTGGTGGTACTAGCTCATTAGATTCTGTAATATCATAAGGAAAATAAAATGTACGATGAGGCATACAAAGTCTACCAAGGTATTATAAAGAAATTACCTGATGAAAGTAAAGACAAACCAAAGCAAATATCTAGTGGTTTGCTAGGAAGACCTACAGTAAAAAAAGAAAGTGTATCTACAGAACCAGTAGATCGTATCGCACGATATGTTGCAAGCATACGTAGAGACAGAAGAGAGTTAAACAATGGCTGAACCACAAGCACTACCCTTTGATGCACCTATAGCAGGTATGTCATTAACGGCAGAGCCGGGCAATAGACCTTGGCAACAACCACCACAACATGATACCGTCGAACAGGCTATAGAATATTACCTACCCAAGTTAAGTGACGAAGAGTTCTATGAACAACTATTAAATGTCATGGAGATGGGGATACCTATTACTACTATAGCAAATGGTATACAACTAAATGGAGTGATGACAGGTATACATACTATAGATGTAGGTATATTAATCATGCCTGTGTTAGTAGAGACTATGGCTTACATGGCTGACGAGGCAGGAGTTGATTATGATTTAGGTACAGAGAACAGAGTAGATTCTGATTTAGTATCTGATAGCCAGTTAGCTTTAGTAATCAAAAAGATAAAAGATAAACAGGGTATAGAATCAGAGATGCCAGTACAAGAAGAGATGGCCCCAGAGCCAGTGGAAGAACCAGTTGAATCTGGTGGGCTAATGTCGAGGAGAATGTAATGGGTTTTAATATAGGTGGTTTTTTAGGTGGTGTTTCTGAGGGTGTTAATGATGCTATCCTTCGTGAAGAAGAACGACTAGACGAAAAGTTAACGATGAATCGACAGGAAGCTAGTCTTCAACGTAGAGATAAAAATAAAGAAAGACTTAGAAAAGAAGTATTACTTGAAGAGTTAACTGAGCAGCTTGCCGTACACCATACAGAAGATCAAATTACACAGATGTCAGCTAAAGGTTTGGGTGCTATGAAACAGTTTGCAACTATAAGTCAGGCAGAGTTTGCAGCAGGGCGAGATCCTAGTGCTGCATATAACTGGAGTGTAGCTACTGCAGATCTTGCTCCACCACCTATGTCTTCACAGGTAGATAACTCAGCAAAGTCTGATGACCTTGAAAAAACAACTATTAAACCCACATCTTTTGGTCTTAAAAGACCAACACAAACATATAAATCATACGCTACAATAGACGAATCGTTAGAACGTAATGCTCAAGCAATAGTTACTGCACAACAAAATGGTGATAACAAAAAATTAGCAGAGTTACAAAGGCGTGGAGAACTTCTAATGGAACAGGCTCTAACACAAGGAGATGGTAGCCAGTTTAAAGATGCGTCAGTGACATCAGTATTAAACTATAGTTATAAAACATACATGACTGGGCTAGGGTATGACTATGACAACGTAGAAAACAAAATAGCTAATCTAACAACAGATATGCGTGGTCAAGTTATTGCAGATAACTACGGTTATGGGCAGTCTTTGTTAAGAAATAAAAAATTTGCAGCAGATGGAACTATAAACTCTATTGCAACAAACCATAAGAACGATGCAAATATAAATGCGCGTGCATTTGCAGATAAACAGTATGTAAATAGAGGTGAAGGTTTGTACTTTCAACCTGCTCCCTCATCTAACTATCATGTAATACCTTTGCCGGGTGTCCAAGAAATGAATAGAAAAGAACAAGGGGAATTTATGAAAAGTCAGTTTCAAAAATATAAACAGACTAACAAAGTATTACATGGTTCAACCGTAATATACCAAGGGGTAACTGCTGACGGTAAAAGTTACAAAGCAGCAGGTGGAGTTTACTCAAGAAATGGAGATAGGATAATTGGCTGATAGTTTACAAGATTTATTAAGTGAGGACAACTCAGAAGATACGTCTAGTATAAGACCTATTACTAATGTAGATAACACCTCTGAGGTAGAAGATGATTCTGATGAAATAGAATTAGAACTTGATTTTAAATCAGAAGGTTTTTTAGATGTTCCTGAATCTGTTGAGCCACCATTAACTGATCCTGAGTCTATAATAGATAGGACTACAGAGAGCGAGATGGATGAGAGTACACAATTTAGCCGTGGTATAGGAAACTTAATGTCTGCAGGTCGTGACATAGGAGAGTTTATTACGAGTGGAGAAATTGTAACTGCACCTGCTCAAGGTATTGTTCGTGGATTAGAAGAGGTAACTGAGTTTGGTAAATCTGTAGTAACAGGTGGTACTAAAGGTGTTGCTAAAGGAATTGACTGGGTGTTTGATGAGACTGATATTGATGATAAAATTATGTCAGGTATTTTAACAGCACAAGATGTAGCTTTTTCTCCTTTGATAGGACGTGGAGATGAAGAAGGTGGTGGTCTTCTTGGTGCTGTGGAAGAGTTTATACCTGACCCTGAAAGCGTAACAGGTGTATTGACTGCAGGTATTAGTCAGTTTGCTACAGGTATGATACTTACACGTAGAGTAACAGGACTTAGTGGGCTAAAAGGAAATGTAATTAATGGTGCTATAACAGATGCTACATTCTTTGACCCATTTGAGGGTAACATTTCTACACTAGCCAAGTCATCAGGTGGTGTATTTAATAATGCTATAACAGATGCTCTTGCAACAAATGAAACACAGGGTGAATTTGTTAATAGAATTAGAAACGGTATTGAGGGTCTTGCATTTGGTGGTGTAATAGAAGTATTTGGTAAAGCATTTAGAGCAGCAAAGGCTACAAAGAATGCTAAAGAAGAGTTTATAAAAACAGGTGAGGTGTCTATTCCTGCAAGAAAAGAAATGGATGATGCTATTGACGACTTAAAAAACCTAGACCTTGAAGGGTCTCCTAAAAAAGAAGACATTAAAAAAGCTTATGATAAACGTAAAGGTAAGTACGATATTGAACGAGCAAAAGCTAATACAAAAATAGAAGCTAACGAACAAAAAATTAAAGCTAAAGCAGTTGCATCAGATAACAGAGAAGTATCTAAAGATTTTATTGAGGAATTTGAAGAGCGACTAGGAAAACAAATATCAACACGTGACGCAGATGGTAATGTAACAGGATTAGATTTTGATTTAGCTAGAAAAGTAGGTAAGGAAACTACTGAAAGTTTATATGGGTCTAAGACCAGAGCATTTCTTGACAACGTAGTAGGTGTTAAAACAATAGCTGATGTGGATGTAGCTAAAGGAGTTGATGAAACATTTAGTGTTATATTAAATCCTGATAAACTAGATGCCATAGTAGCAGTTGCTAGTGATCTAAAAAAACAATTCCCAGATGCATTTAAACCAAAGGTAAACCCTGCCACAAATAAACAGCTACGGGTTATAGATCATTTGTTTGAACTAACTGTTAGTGGAGAGTTAAAAAGCGATAAACTAATAGACACTTTAGGAACGTACGGTCTAACTTATGAAGATTATATAGTAAGTGTTATGGGTTCTGGATCTGATGCTGGAAGATTATTAAATAAACTGAGCCAGTTGGGAAGAGCTAGACCTAAGAGCGAAGCAGAAGAACTTGCCAACAGATCTTTAATGGATGCACAAAATGGTATACGTCAATGGGTAATGCGTATTGAAAATATTAGAAGAGGTTCATTGGTTTCACAGTTAGCTACAGCAGCTAGGAACGTAACCTCTGTAGCCATACGTATGCCTCTTGAAAGTCTTGGCAATGTAATGGACACAGCCCTGTACTCATTAGGTAAAGAAGGCTGGGGTGCAGCAGGAAAGTCAATGCTTAATAGGCAAAACTGGGTAGGTTCTTTTAAAGGTATGGGGCATTTTTCATCTTTAAACACTGGTGGTTTGTATCGTAAGAACAGAGAATTTACTGACATGATACTGGAGCAACCAGAGTTCTCCGTACAGTATGACAAAATGTTTAATCAGTTAAATGAAATAAGAAAGCACACTAAAGGACCAACAGGTGGTGTGCTTGACAAAGTAGCTACACAACTAGAAAGAGGTGTAGATGTTTTAAACACACCTAACAGACTGCAAGAGTTTATGGTTAGAAGGGTTAGTTTTTTAAGTGAACTTGAAAGATTAGTTAAACGAGAGTGGAATGTAGATCTTATAGATACAGTAGGTAATGGAGATCTTCGTAAGCTTACCTCTGACATGAGCCAGTTTAGACCTAAAGGTGCAAGATCATTTATAGAATTAGTAGACTCATCTGTAGGTAAAGCATTAGACGTAACATACGCCAAACAACCAGACTTAAAAATATTTAGAGATGCTACAAACTTTATAACTCGTAATGGTCTTACAACTATCATACCTTTTCCACGGTTTATGTTTAATAGTATTGAGTTAGTTGCCACCTACGCAGGTGGTGCATCAATACCACTAACCCGTAAGTTACTAGACATGGGTAAGAAAGGTAAGAGTGCAGCATTAAATGAAGTCGAGCGTAAACTTGTAACACGAAATGTTATGGGCCTTGCAGGTATAATGGCAGCCTACCAATACAGATCAGAGATTGGATCTATGGAATTAGGTGACGAATTAAGAGAGCAAGTTGAAGGTGATTATAAACTACTAGCCTTTGGTGATAAACGAGTTGATGTAACACCTCAGTTTCCCATGCGTCAGTATATGTGGGCAGGTGAAGCAGTAAGAAGAATAGCTAACGGTACATTCTCAGATTGGTATGACCACAGAGAGGCTATGCAAACCTTCATGGGTACTAACGTAAGAGTTGGCACAGGTAATGTAATCTTTAATGATCTTGCAGAAATTATATCAAGTGACGATGCAGTAGCAGGGGAAAGAGTTAAAACAGGTTTTGCAAAAGCAGTAGGTAACTATCTATCTACCTTTGCTACACCAATAGCACAGATAGTAGAGGCACAACGAGCAGCAGGTATGAGAACTATGGACTATGCAGATGCTGCACAAGATCCTACACTTAATACTAGAGACAATTATTTCAGTGAGTTTTCCAGACCATTTAGAGCAAGAGGTTTCTCTAATCTATTTACCCCAGACTCTGAAGGAACACTGCCACCACGTGAGTTTTTATTCTCACAAGATAAACAAAGACCTAATCCTCTGGTCAAAGGAATATTTGGAATAAATATGTTTGAAAAGGATGAGGATTATGGTCAGTTCTTTAAACAGCTAGGATACACAGAGTGGAAACTAGGTAGTAGATCTAAGATACCTACACAAAAAAGAAACGAGAACCAGATTATAAGAACTATACTACCTGCAGTTGCAAACTTAGGTAGGGCATTACAAGCAGAGTATGAATCAGAGTATGATATTCTTGTAAATAGAGGTCAGGAGACTGGTGGTCTATCAAAAGACAAGTGGGTATCAAGTAAACTTAAAGTCACACTTGACAAACAATTAACAAAAGCAAAGAGTTTAGCAGGTCAAGTTGGTGAGAAAGATGTAAGTAGAGAATCACTAGCACATGACTCGTGGCGAAAAATTCCTAAGAATGCACGATCATCAGCTATGACTAGGTTTTTAGAAATAAAAAATAGAGACCCAGAGCTGACAGATCTTAAAGATATGGAGCTATTAATAGGCATAGCAAAAGCAGTTAGATAAAACAAAAAAGGGGGCAACTAAGCCCCCAATTTTTTACCTATTATCTCCACTTCCCCCTATTTTATTCTCACTCATCCTCTTATGTAGCTTGGCTTGATTGAGACCTGCTATTGTACCAAGAGATAAATTAAGATCTGTTGCCAGTGCAGCACAGTACCATAGTACATCTCCTATCTCACTAGCAATATCATCACGCCAATTCTCTGGCATATTATTTACACCATCCCTCATTAATTTCTTTACTTTATTGGCTACTTCTCCTGCCTCTCCTGCAAGCCCAAGTGCAGGGTAGGATATCTTATACTTATCGTCATAGATAGCTGTCTTTGCTGATGACCTTTGATACGAATTAAAGTCTGACATTTTGTACTTCTCCTTTAGCCAATTCTGCGCCTCTGTTTCTAATCTGTTCATGCTTAGTAACTCTCTTTAAGTTCTCACTAAATGCTTTATTAAAGCCCCTATCCCACTCTCTAAACTGCATAGTATCCATATGAAAGGGGTTGTTTATTCTACCCCTCTTGAAATCATCATAGCCTCGCTGAAATTGAACCTTCAGTGGGGCATCATATTTTCCAAGACCCCTTTCTTTACGTGTTAACATTCTCTGCATGTGCTACTCCTTTGGATTAAGTTTAGTTTTTAATTCATCTGTCTTAGTATTCTGGATAGTCTGTACACATTGTGCCATATGATTAAGTATCTTTAATGAGTTACTCCCAGTAGACAGTGTCCTTACTACACCCATGATATTCTCATCCTTTTCATCTACGTCATACTCTTTATCTTCTACAGTAATCTTCATGTTATCTCCTTCTCTAATTGTTTTTCTAGGTTAGCCATAGCTCTCCAAGCTACCTGCGCCCAGTCTTCTTCTAGTAAGTGACGCATCATTGCGTCTAGTTCATCCTTAGACTTTGTTCTATCCCAGAATATAGTCTCAGGTGTCTGCCCATGTTGTAAACCACCAACATAAGATATCTTTGCTATAGCTGCAATAGCTCTAGGAAAGTATTTAATGAAGCCTGTGTATACAGGTATTGCTTTTCTTTCCTTACTGTCCGTTGGTAATATCATGGTGATCTCCTTATGTTAAGTCTACTATTTCACAAACATCTCCTGAACAGGCTAACGTCTGCATCGCTACTGTATTATCTTCTTCCTCATAACTAGACAGTAATGCCCAATCAATTTTCTTAGGAAGCTTCTTTGATAATGCCTCATACTCTTTCTTATTGCAATCCTGATATGGTGCTTGTTGATAACTATGATCAGAGTGTGGTAAAAAAGACACACCTGACATCTCATCAAAATACTTATAGACAAACGCACCAACTTCCATCCACTCTGCATCACGTACTGTGATAGTAACAGATGGTTTATGCTCACACCAATGTCTCTGATACATCAGCCACATGTCTAGCTGTTGGATCGCAGTCATATCATTCCTAGTTACAGCACTTTTGGGTGATGCAATTGGAAAACTAAACACAGTTGTAGTGTCAGGTTTCATTACACATAGTTCTGAAGGTACACCCTGATCAATCATAAACTGTGTCAATGGATCTTTGTTATCACCTCGTACAGTTCTTACGTAGTATTGGCTATGTCTGGCATGTATACCACTAGCACTGTCTACTAATTGTGATACAGTTCCAGATGGTTTTACACAAGTGACAGCAGTAGACTGTGGTATCCCTAGCTTCTCAGCCCACTCTTTATTTGTGTCAACAGCAACTAATCTAAGATGATTGAGTGTCTGTTCAAGACCTTTGTTCTTACTAGTCATAAGAGGATTGTCCATGATACCTGTAAGTGATACACCAAGTAGACGTTCTTCTTCTGTGTTGTTCTGCCACACCTTACGTAAGTATGGGAACTTTGTAAACTTAGATTGTATAGTACCCAAGATGGTGGCAAGTTCTACCTTCTTAGATAAACTTTTGATATCATCTGTTGCTCGTACAACTATCTCTGTAAGATTACAGAATTGGTATGGTCGTAATATTATCTCAGAACAAGGGTTGCAAGCAAACTCCCAGTCAGCATCTCGTCTACCATTTCTAGCTGCTTGTTTCTGTGCAGCCTGTCTGTTAAAGATACCACGCTCACCTGACTTAGACTCAACTAGTGCAGTCCACTCACGTAAGAATGTCTCCATGTCTGGCTTCTCTGTATAGCACACACTGTTATTTGACAACGCTCTATGAGGGGCAGCTTCCCACCAGTTACCTGACTTAGCATGTCTCATACGGTCATCAGATAGATTAGACAGACTGATCATAGCTGACCTACGTACACCACCAACAACAACTATCTCACCTATCTTACACATAATGTCGTGACACTCTATGCTTGATAGCTTACGAGTCTGTGCTGTCTTAAACGTACCAATCACAAACATAAACAGATCTACTAAAGGTGCAGGGCCAGATGCTCTACCACCAAATGTTTTTAACTTAGCTCCTGCAGGTCTGACCAGTGACACATCCCACTTGGGTATCTCACCTGCCCATAGTAATGCAAGCAGTTGACGTAGTGCTTTAGCCCAACCTTCTTTACTATCCTTGACCACTATAGTTGTATCACTATTATACAGTGGTGGTATCTCTGGTAGCTTAGATATGTATTGTCGTTCCACACTAAAGCCTACACCTGTACCACACAGTAGTATAAACATAGCCTCGTCAAAACTCTTTGGATCATCTACAGGTAGGTAGCTACAGTTGTAACCTGCTGTGTTATCTCTGTCCAATGCAGGGCCAGCAGTCATCATCGCTCTCATAGAGGGCATCACAGCTAGACTAGCTATAGCATCATACAATTCTTCACGTGTATCTGTGTCTAACTCATAGCCTATCTTGTCAGCCATGTAATCTACATACCTGCCTACAGTTTCTCCCCAGTTCTCTCGTCTTTTGTCTTTGTCCAACCATCTTGCGTAACGAGATGTATGTATAAACGCTTGATAATCTGTTGGTAAATAATTACTCATGTGTTTACTCCGTTAATATTCTAATTGTTTCTATTTTCATACCATCTATATCATAGATAAATTCATGTAATGCTTCTCTAATCTCTTGATCAACGAACCCATCAACAGGTATAGGATACTCGTCCTCGTCTAGATTCAAACCTAAAAATACTTTTACTCTCATGTCTACTCCTAATGAAACTTCAACTGTATCACATTGTCATCACCAGTTTCGACTGTTACGTTATCATTTTTATCTGGGTTATTTTGTTTCAATACTTTATTTGTATAGTTATATAACATATCTCTAAACTCTACGTTCTCTTCCATTAGAGGTATGCACGAGCTGACCAATGTACTCACAAACATTAGGTGATCATAGTCGTATACGTCTAAATTATTTTCTTGTGTCGTTATAGTACCTATCTTTAATTCTCCTGTCCACATACCATCTTCATCTAGTAGTGGAGCTAAACGAATAATAAAATCGTTAGGATCAAAGTCTAAGAATAATTTGTCATCCATGTTATGCTCTCCTTGTTTTCTTTAGTGGGAAAGGTATAACACTTTTGTCTTGTAGTTGCCATAGTGTGTCAGGTTTTTTTATCTTTTCTTTTATCCACGACTCAGGAATAATCCTATCATGATATAAGAAGTTATTCTTTTCACACCAACTTGCATACGTACCCTTTGCACCCTTATTTAGTTTTCTTTTACTGCTCTCAAATACAAACCTAATGTCAAGGTTTGGATGTTGCTTTTGTATAGCCAGATGTTTACGCCTATCTGCTTGTACAAAGCGACCTTTCACTTCTATTATAATACCATTAGGTAGCAGGAAGTCTGGCGTATATGTTCTATACATCAGGTCTTCCCACTCTATCTTAAAACATTCGTACCTAAAGTCTTGTTGTAATTCCTTCAAGTAATCAGAGACCTTAATCTCCAGACCACTACGATACCCATACTTTAACGCAGCCTTAAACTGTTTGACGTTACGCATTAGATGGATCATAGTTCTTGAACAACTTCCAGTATGTCAACAGGCTAGTGAACATAGATATATGTTTAGCATGTGACTCTTTACTCCACAGCCAAGGTATAATTAATCCTGTATCCTTTCTGTCTACAAAGATAGATACCCTCTCAGGATCTTTTACATTACATCCTTCAGCATAGGCTGATAGTTGCATACCATGTTCAGGAAATACTAAACTAGAAGGTGATTTCTTCTTAGCTTCTAAGTTGTCTTTAGTTTTAAAGTCAACAAAGATACCTGTATCAGAGTGTAGATCTATCTTACCACCATACCCTAAGTCAGCACAGAATGAATCCTCTGCAGTCCATGTCTCATTAGGGAATGTTTTATCCAAGTACTTCTTGATTGCTAGGTAGGGCTTAGTCTCTGCCCCACCTGCAAACCCCTGCTCTATCATGGCGTGGATGGTTGTACCCATCTCTGCTGCCTCTTTGCCTGTACTCTTTGAGTGTTCCTTACACCTGTAAAAGAATTGATCTGTACTTTCATCATCTTGTTTCTTTAACGTAAGTGCAGAGTTCAGAGCCTGATTTATTTTCCAGTTCTCTAAAGCAGGTTTAGCTGCAACACCAAGGATGGTAGTAACAGATGGTACATAACCATGTTTCCTAGCATCTCGTAAGTTCGTGTTACGTTCCTTACCATTGGAGCCTACGATAGTGTACGCAGCTTCTCCTGTTTTATTGTACCAGTGTTCAGACTCTGACTCTTTTTTCATTAAGCAAAGTCCTCTGCGTCTATGTTGATAAAGTCATCGACTGTCGCTGTATCAACGTCTTCTTTCTTATGCATGTTCTCATCCCACGAATTGGTAATGTACCCATTGTAGTTTGAGATCCATGCTAGGAAGTTAGCAAAGGTTTCTTGTGCCAGATCATCCATGTCAAGTGTACTTGTTAAGTCAAGAGACACAGTTGGTAGGTAGAAACAGTTACCATTAGGTAGCTTACGTTCCTCTGTAGAAAGTTTTACATTGTGCTGTATAGGTAGACGCTTCATCTTACCTAGCTTGTTGAACACATTTGTACCAAAGGTTTTGAAAGCATCTCTGTTCTCAACTTCCCATATGAATGGCGTAGCCCCTATAGTAACTGATGCACCTGTCTCATCCACAGGATTGTCTAACTCTATAGTACCAAACAGTACACGTACACGCTTGATCTGTTTCAATAAATCCTGCATCTTCTCAGGTAAAGACTTGAAGTCTTGTATATACCCTGCAGGTTTACCACAATTGAAACCACCATCGTTATCTTTCAGATCAATGTTTAGATTGTCTGCCATGATAGTCTTTACATACCTGTTAGGTGTGTCTGATGTCTTCATTATGAAACGCTTATGCATAAACCTCTGCATGTAAGGACGTATGGTAGCCGTATTAGAGTAATATGTTGGCCCATCTGGGATGTCCAGTTTGTATGTACCACCACTAACAACTTCTACGTTTACCATTTTACCATTAACCTCTGACCTACCCATGATAGGTGAGTGGTTAATACGCACACGAGCCAGTGCGTCTGCCTTCTCCTTGTTGGAGCCTGTGTCCATTGCCATGCCCATAGCCTTTGCCATTGATGCATAGTCATTGGTATCTACTTTCATTACTTGATTATCCATGTATTAATCTCCTTTGTTTTATACGTTAAGGTTCTAGTTATATCACGCAACATCTTTTGTGTCAAGCCAGTTTGGTCCTATCTTTGCTTCTAATAATAATGGTACATTAAAGTCTATGTTCCACCTCTTATTAAAGATGTTAACGAGGTTGTCGTTAGTTAGTTTTATTATCTTTATTACTCTATCCGTTTCGTCTGGGTGTATGTCAATTACTATACTATCATGTACAGTATTAACAACACAGCTTTGCATAGAGTTTGTCTCTAAAAGCTTGTCTATGTATAGCATAGATATAGGTACGATGTCAGCAGTTGCAAAAGATTGAACAGGATAATTCTTTATCTGTGTGAAAAATGTCACACCACCGTTACGTCTACGTTGTACATCTGGGAATGCAAACTCCCTACCAGAGGGTATAGTTACCTTACCTGTAGTCAATACTTCTCGTGCTAGTTCCTTATGCCAACGTGCTATACCTGAGTACTTCTGAGTGAACTGTGCATAGTAAGCAGCTTCAGCTCTTGTTCTACCAAACCCACTCGCGCCATACAAGGGAGCAAAAGTATGTGCCTTTGCTTCTTGACGGGAGATCTTCTGTCCTGCGTCACTGATAACTTTAGCTGTATAACTATGTACATCAAAGCCTGTTGACACTTCTTGTATAGCTACCTCATCCTGACTCAGGAATGCAGCGACCCTAAACTCTAGCTGTGCAAAGTCAGCTTCCATGATCTGCCCACCATCCCATCGTGATACAAACACTTTCTTTACAGGGAATGTACCACCACGTGGCATGTTCTGCATGTTAGGTTCTGTACTAGATAGCCTACCTGTAGCTGTGGTACTCTGACGCAGCTTAACATGTAGCATACCATCAGCCTTAGTGTAGGTAGTTATACCTTCTACAAAACTAGACAGGTATGTATCCAATGCAGATAGTCTTCGTATCCTTTGTAAGAATAGTACAGTGTCACTATGTCCTTTGTCTCTGGCTACTGTCTCTAGCCTGACTAGATTATCCTTACCTGTACGAAACCCATTGGCACTAATCCAATCAGGGTTAGGTGCTGCGAACTTTAGACCTGCTACACTCGTGGTGTCAGTAAACCTATAGCCTACAGCACCACAGTCGAGACACTTAGTTGTCTTAACAAAGGGTGTACCATTCTTCTTAGTCTTACGTATCTGACCTGACCCTCTACAAGAAGGGCATTGCTTTGCCTTCTGCTTGTACAACATAGAGCAGTTGTTCTTGATAGTAGATCTGAACTCCTGATCTGTGGCACGTGGATCAAATGCATTAGCCCACATGGTTTTATCGTGTGGTTTACGACTGAATATAATCCACGACAATTGCTCTGGGCTATTGAGATTGATAGGTCTGTCACCCATAAGATGTTGCACTTGTCCTTCAAGCACAGATAGTAGCTCATTCTTCTCTGTCTCAAACTCCTTGCGTACTTCTTCTAGTACATCCAAGTCTACCTTAAAACCACGTTGGTATATACGTGTGAGGCAGTCAGCTATTCTATTACTTAGCTTCACTGTCTCCATTAGACCTGCATCTTCTCCAGTAAGCTTAGACTCTAGCTTATTGAACAGGTCCATTGTAGAATGTAAGTCAGCAGATAGGTACTCAGACAACTCATCGTGTGGTATTTCTCTGGTTGTATACCCTTTGTTGAAGTAGTCCTTTAGTGTACCCATCTTCTGTGTGTCACAGTTGTATCTCTCAGCCAAGTAACTAAGGCTAAGAGGTTCTTTCTGTCCACGTTGTAGTATGTAAGCACCAAGCATAGTATCAAACACCTCACCAGTATAAGTGAAGCCTGATTCCCATATCCATATAAGGTCATGGGCTGCATTGTGCATCACCAAGAGATGGGTATCATCTAGAATACTCTGGACAATACGACCACCCTCAGTGGTAGGTTGCTGTTCACTGTGATCAAACGTCACTATCTTTTCTTTAGAGCCTGACGGCCCTTGGCACAGCATACCTACCATAGTTAGTGTGTTCTCTGCCTCGAATGGGTCAAGCATCAGCTTACCATTACGCTTCAGAGTTGTGTTTTCTACATCTAGTACTGTTACATGTCTCATTCTATTTCCTCTATCTTAGCTACAATATAGCTGTCAAGTATATCTAGTACCATTTGTGGGCCATGAGCAAAAAGAGTTATACTTTCTGTATCATGCTCTGCATTTATCTCATATTCCACGTAGTACTTAATCCTTGGTGGTTTGTGCATCATTTGTTTCCACTCCTTTTATCACATTGATTGCATCTTGTACAGACATTTTAAACCACTCACCATTATCATACTTACTATGTTGCTGGGCTACCTGCTTAGCTATAATATGCACAGCCTTCTCTGCGTCTGCCCTACTGTCAAATCTACTTGACACATACTCTAAGATATAATCTCTATTAGGGCTATACGTTTGGTAATCATTGAATCTATTCTTACCATTGTGCGCTCTACCTATCTTCACCCTATCAGGCCAAGCTGGATTCGTAATTACGTATACTACTCCATCTGGTGGTCTTTTACTGGATGAAGTTTTCATACGACCACTGGCTTGTGCTTTTTGTATTGCTTTGAGTACACCTGTATCATCAAGATCAGCTAGTGTTAGCCCCTCAGTTGATAGCATCTGCTTTAAGCTTCGCTTAGCCTTCTCATAGTTACGTTGATACTCTCTTTTATGGTCTGCATTATCTTTATAGTATGCTGTTTTACCTGTACGAGGATTTATTTCATTCGTATCTAACATTAAGTTCTCCCTATATTAATTATAATTAAACAACTAAACTTCATATCTAGCTGTCTTGTAGTTGAGTTCACAATGAACTATACCATGCCACCCTGATAGTTTGTTCTTAACTACATTAAGATGACGCTGCGTATCCTCTTCATCCTGTCCTTCGACAGGTGGATTCTTTGCTATGAGTAACATGAGGTCAGCTTCAGCAGCCTTACCTGTACGTGACCCTTCCATCATAGCTTGGTTCAGCACAACTTTATTCTCTGCATCAGCAGATAGCTGTGACATATAAAAGATAGCACAACTATGTTGCTTGGCTATCTGTCGTGCATGTATGGCATTAGCCTTGAGTGCTTCATCTGCTCTGGCAAAGCCTTGTGTCCTAGCAAACTTATCACCCATGTCTAGTATAACTATATCAGGCTTGTAAGATTTACATACACTCTCAACCCATGACATATCTCTACTGGTAGAGTCCTTGATCTTTATATTACTACTGATCTGAGAGTACACATCACGCGCCCTACTTGGGTTAGACTTTATCTCTTGCATGGTCATACCTGTAGCTGCTGTTAAGTATCTAGCACCAACACGATGTGACCCTTCTTCGTTACACAAGACAATACACTTAGCACCCTGCTGTGCAAAACCATTTGGCCCTGCAACTAAACTGGCATGGAAGGATGTCTTACCTGTGTTAGGTCTAGCACCTACCTCAATCAGGTGTCCTTCATTCACACCTTCTATCTTACGTGTGAGTGTAGGTATGTTGAACACCCAACGTGCTTCAAGATCATTCTTTGTAAGCAGTGTCTCAATGTCCATGTCATCCCACTCAATGTTTAAGTCAGGTGTGAAGTCATCACCATACTGCTCAAGTATATTACGTAGTGGTTCAAGTGTAGTCTTTGTACCATTAACATAGTCAAAGCCAATGTTAGCTATGTCTTCTCCAACTACTTGTTGAAACAACTTAGACAACACCTCTTGTGCTACGTCACTACCCATAGGTGACTCTTTCTTTATCTGATTAAACAAGGCTGAGTATGCTTGCTTCTGTGCTGTAGTAAGTTGTGCATTACTGGACATAAACAATGCCTCAATCTCAGCAGGTGTAACAGTACGTTCGTATCTCTCCATCGCTAGGTCTATTGATGCCTTGATCTTGCGTACATCTTTGCTGAACAGACGATCTGGGCAACGTGCGCCACGATGATCGTCATAGAAACCTTTGTCCATAAGGCTACGTACTAATGATAGTTCCATGTATTATTCTCCTAATGCTGTAAGGTTTTGAATGTCGTTAGGATTACGGTATTTCAAATCATCTGTTAATCGTAAGGCACGAACTGAATGAACGTGACCTCTTAGTTCTTTAGTAAATTGTAGTGTCTTAGGTAGTGCGTCAGGGTCTAGTGCTACAATGGCTGTTGAGAACTGCGATAAGAACCTCTTGTGTGCTTCTGATAATGACGTACCCAACACAGCGACCCCAACATATACATCACTACCTACAATCGCAGCACTTATGCAGTCCTCAACAACTACAGCGACCTTACCATACCCATATGAGTAGGGCAAGTCACTCTTACCATATCGTTTCCATTTTGGTAGCCTGTGTGTGATACTTCTGCCACTAGCATCTACCATCACACTCGACTTGACCACAGGAAATACGACACGGCTTTCCTTTACGTCATACAACAGACCTAGTTCATCTGGGTCTATATCCCATTGCTTACAGAACACATCTATTGCTGCGTTATCTTTTACTAACCACTCAGGCTTAGTGAATGGTATCTCTTTTGTTTCTTCAGCTACCTTACTGATAGACTTACGTATGTCATCACTCGTCAAGTGAACACGAGTACCACCTGAGTACTCACAACTTGCCTTGTAACAATTCCATAGGACTGATCCCATATTATTAGTTACAGTAAAGGTATTGTATCCCTTACATGAAGGACAAGTCATCCTTTTTGTTTCACCATTTACAAGTGATAGATCATTTATAATATTATTTATATTCATATGTATCACTTTCGTTGTTGCAACCTGTTGTTGATTGTAAGCTATCTGATCTTTGTGTCAAGGCTGAATTTGCACTAGCATATGTATGCTTCATGTATGGTTGCACAGAAGACACATGTGTATGCCCAGTCACTGACATTACTTGTGGCAATGAGACACCTGCGTCCACCATTTGTGTCACACCTGTCCTTCTCAAGTCCATTAGACGTAGTGTGTCAGACAGCTTGGCCTTACGCATGATAGCCCTTCCATTCTTAGATAGACGCTCTAAGGTATAAGGGTGGTATGACCCCTGTATGGGGCTAGGATGAGGTGCTACGTACCTTTGAAAGCCAAAGTCTACACGCTGATCTTGCAACATGCCCATCAAGTCCTCTGATATAGGTAGGAATACCTCTGCTCTACGCTTGCTTTGTTCAAGGTGTAGTACCCCTGTATCCCAGTCAATATCTGTCCACTCAAGGGTACGCATGTCACCCAATCTTTGACACCACTCGTATGCCATCTGTATAATTAGTCCAATGTTTCTAGTATCAAAGTTAGCATAGGCTACATCAAGGAAGTTAACCACATCATCTGTTGCCCAGACAACTGTTCTCTTCTTAGATGCCTTACGTTTTATATTACTAAAGGGATTTAAGATAGCGTGTTCCATCTCAATAGCATAGTTGAATACACGTGAGGCACAGGTAGCTGTATGATTTGCAAAGCTCACACCACGCTTGACCCATTCCTCATATGCACCCTTGGCAACCTTAGTACTTATGTTTTTATATTTAACTGTGTTAAATTTGTCACACACTACACCCAAGAAGTATTTGTAATCCACCTTAGTTGTATCACGTAACATATTGAAATCATTAGACATATAGTAGTAGTCCACTAGATCATTGAAGGTGCTACGATCTGTGATCACTAACACCTGTGACTGTATGTCACGCCAGTTATCAATGGCTTCATTGTCTTTGCGAACAAGTCTACGTACCTGTTGCAGGTCAGTGCCAAA